AGTTGACGGTAGCTTGGCCGACGGTGGGCAAGACGACTCCCGAGACGAGGGGTTAAAACACAGGCGGCCCGACGCAGACGCGTCGAGCCGCCTTGCCGTGCCTAACGCTACTTCTACGTGAGCTTCACCTCGCACACGTCGGTCGTGCAGTACTTCTCGCCTTCTGCCTCTTGCGTGCGGGTTCCGTCGTAGAGCGCCGCCCAGTCGAGCGTCTTCAGCTTCCCGATGTAACTCTCGTACTGCTCGGAACTGATCTCCTCGTACGGCATCTGCGGGTATGTCTTGTTCCCCATCGGCAAGAAGCTGATGGTCTTGAGCCGGCCCTCGAACATACGGACGACGTGCTCCAGCTTGTCTCGTTCGGTCTCCTGGTTGAACGCGAGGGTGAACGAGACTGCGTTGTCACTCCACTTCTCTTGCATGCGCACGGCCAGGTGGGCCTTCTCGTAGATGTCCGCCTCCTTCTCGGAGCGGACACCCGTCGGGCCCGCGATCGGGAACTCGGCTACCACCGTCGTCTCGGCGTTTCCGTACGCGGGCTCGACCACGTAGCCTGCCTCGCGGAGCAGCGGCACGACCGGGTCGTCGACCCCGTACCGGATCCTGCGCAGGTAGTACTGGCCGCCCGGGCTGGCGTGTGCGCCCGGCGTCGACCCGGCGAGGAGCGAGCCCGTACCATCAGGCTTGACGGTCGTGTGGCGGATCGACTCACGCACACCGAGCCACTCCGAGTAGATCGTGTCCCAGCGTACGACCTCCTTGAAGCCCGTGTCCATCCACATGTCAAGCTCGGTCCAGCCGCGCTGCTCGGCGAACTGCCATGCGCCGTTGAAGCTGACCCCGATGCGGCGGTTCCGTTGCATGACCGCGTTCGTCTCGGGCCACGGAGTGGAGATGAGCGTGACCGTCTTGCCGTACATGTACGCGAACTTGAGCGTCCGCATGTAATCGGCGTAATCTTCACAGTTATTGGGGTAAACGTTCACGAGCGTGCACATCTCCATGTGCTCGAGGGGCTGTTCGCCGCACTGCCGAGACAAGATGTACGACTCGTACGTACCACCGTTCTCATTGACACCCGCTCCAGCCGCGATCAAGTAGCGGTGTGTGTCGTCGACGGTTCCGTTGTATACGTCCGCGACTCCGTCGGGTTTGACCGACACGACGCGGTGGTTATGTCCTGCTGCAGCGGCCTTCAAGTCGCTCCACGACGTATACGGGCTTCCCTTTCGTCCAACTTCAGGAGACACACCTGCGGTGGTGCAAGCGGTTGCCCACTCGTACCGCAGCGGTTCACGCTCAAGCTGCTGTGCCACAGACTTGAAAACAGCGACTTGCTTCTCGCGCGTGCCTTCGTGCCGCTTGTCGACCGCGGCGCTGACCTTCTTCCCGCGCGCTGCTGCTCGAGCGCCTCCGCGGACAAACGTCGTCGAGCTACTGCAGCTCAAAGAACAGAACCCGACCTCACGTTGACGAGTTGTGAACTTTGCATCACAGGACTCACACCGCTTCGTGAACACAACTACCTCGTCGACGATTTGTGCGTCGTATCCCTGCGCAAGCATTCGGTACAAGTACCGGACTGTTCGTGGGTCGCAATCGGCGTCTGCCTGTTCGTATCCCGCTTCACAGGCGGCCCAGCGCGCAAGCCCTAGCAATCCACCGTTCAGGTGCTTCTGCCGCCAGGGAGAGAACAGCGCCGGTGCACCTGCTGCGCGAAGTTCGTCCGAAAGCTCGTCGCCGGTCGCGATTCGGTCCAGCCGCTTAGTCAGAACAAGAGCAATCCGGCGGATCTCTTCGTTCGAATGTCCCGTGTACCGGCCGTTCTTCTCGCCCGACATCGCAGCGCTCATGTTGCTGCGGTAGCGCACCCACCACTCAGGAGTCCACTCACGTCGCATCGGATTCTTGTCGCCGAGCATGTCGCTTCGGTGCAGCTCGTCGTGATCAACCTTGAGTATGACTCGTAGGTTGCTCGGCGCATTGTTCAGCGCGTTGCGGTCTTTGTGGTGAACGACTTCACTGGGTTCGATGCGGCGTCCGATGATGTCTTCTGCGACAATCCGGTGCTCGGCCTTGAACACGCCCGTCTTCTTGGGGCTTGTCAACCACCAGTAGAACTGGCTAGTGGTCGCCGTCGTGCGAGAGCCCCAGATCTCGTGCAGTCGACGCTGCACCCGGTTGACGGCTACAAGAGCTTCACCGCCGGCGAGTGAATCGACGCGTGCTTCTGTTCCGTCCTTGAGAACAAGCCGGTGATTGCCTGTTGCGCGGAACGATGACCCGTCGTCCAGCGTGATCTTGAATACCGGAACCTGCTCGCCCGTCTTTCGCGGCGCTCGCATGTCGCGGACAACCACGTTTCGCTGGTCGTCGACGGTAAACACCGGCACGTCGTCACCGGCTGCGGCTAGTTCGCCGATCAGCACCGCGCCTCTTCCGTCCGCAACGAGGATACGTGTCTCGCCCGTCAAGCATGGGTTGTACCCGGTTGCGCGCCAGTCTCGGTGGTCGGGTGTGTCCCCCGTCCGGCCGTAGGCCCGAGTCATGTCCATCCAGATCAGGCCGGGCTCACCCGTCTCTGCGGCTCGACTGAGCACTTCCGAGTAGTCCATTCCGACCTCAGCGAATACCGAGTTGTTGCTTGTCCAAGCCCAGCCGTCCGGACCGGTGCGCTCAGTGTTCTCGGGTAGTGACCAGTCCTTCAAGCTGAGGTAGTCCTTGTCGTCGGCTCGTCCGATCGCGATCTCGGCCGAGCGTCGGACGTTCCCGCTGACAACGCACTTGCCGATCAGGTTTGCGACATCTACGATGTCGCGGCTCGACACAGTCTCGCCCGCCCGCCCCGTGAACAGGTCGGTCAGGGACTGGACGAGCTTGATCAGCGGACCGGGTCCAGCCGCGGCGCCGCCGAACGTTCGGATTGGCGCCCCAGCCGGGCGGACCTGCGAGTAGTCGAACGTGGGCAGCAGCGAGGCAGGCTTGAGGAAGGCCTCCAGAACGAGCTGGACGGTCTGGCACCAGCCTTCGCGGGTGTCCGGCACGGCGAACACCACCTCGGCTCCTGCGGGCTCTCGCGGCTCGTAGATGACAAGCGCGTTCTCGGCGCCGAGCGTGTCGAAGCCAACGCCGACTCCGAGCATGGACGCTTCCATGAGCCACGTGAACGGACTCGACGGATCGTCCTGCGTCATGAACCCGGTCGAAATGCTCGCACAGTTTTGTAGGCCTGCTGAGTTGCCGTTCAGGTGGACGAACTCCGTGCCCATCATCCACAGCCCGCGACCGGGCGGCGCCCACTTGCGTGCCCATAGCCGGTCGTACGCCTCCTGCGCGGACCGCTGCGCCTTGGCGTCGTTCCACGGCAGGCGGCGCTCGACGCACCACTTCTTCTGCTCGTGGTACATGCCCTCGACAACGCGCCGGCAGACTTCGTACCAGCGCTCCTTCGAGCCGTCCTCCTTCCGGCGCGAGTACGTACGGATGAACGCGAGCTCGCCAAGAGAGTTCCCGCCCGCGTCCGTGAAGCCCCAGAACGGCTCACGTGCGGCGTAGCTCTCGACGAAGTCGTCGTCTAGTTCGAAAGACAGCACTACTCTGCTCCTAGTTGCTGGCACGTTGGGCACCTCGTCCCTTTCGTCTTGCGTCCTTGTTTCTACCTGGCCCTAGCGGTGGTACCTCCGGCCCTCGAGCACGGGAGCGAGCTTGTAGTTGTAGGTCGAGTCGAAGAGGTACTCCCGGTCTCCAACGGGGACGCCCCGCATTGAGCCGGGACGGCCCTCGATTGACTCCCGAACCCAGTGTGCGAGCCACCGACTGGCGTCGACCGGCACGCCTTTTCCGGGCATGAGATTTGCTCTCGCAACCTCCGACAGGCCCTTCAATCGCCAGGCGTCAGGCCAGCCCTGGATGCGCATCGCCTCACGCAGTGACAGCAGCCGGTTCTCGGTCGGGTGCAGCGCCTGGCCGAGCGCGTTCCCGGTCAGGACCCGGGCAGGACGGTCCCCACGCCAGCGCACAAGCTGGTTGATGCCGAGGTCGAAGTTGTTCGCGACGAGGCGCTCCTCAAGCGGCTTCCACTCGTCCGGTAGCCGGCCGTGGCGTGCGTACACCGCGCGTGCTGCGTCTGTCTCGTTCCAGCCCTGTGGCCACTCGCCGTCCAGTGCGGCGATAAGGGCGTTGATCCGCCGTGCTTTCGTCAACCGTCGCGTGGCGTGCCCGTCGACGCTGTAGTCGAGTGAGCGGCGCCGGCTTGACCACCACGTCTCGGGCCGACGATAGGTCTGCGCCTCCCACGTGTCGCACAGCCCGGTCAGGTCACCGATCGTCTCGTTCAGGGTCGGCACTCGCCAGATGATGGGTGGGTCCATGCCGAACGGGATGCGGGACACGACCCAGAAGTAGCGCTTGCGCATCGCGGCGCCGCCGCAGGACAGGTTGTTGTGCTTGACGTGCAGCAGGTCGTACCGCATTCCCGAGTTCGCCTCGAGCTTGTCGCGGAGTCCCTGCATGTGCTCGCGTCCCTGCGAGTACGCCTGCTGCACGCTCTCGAATGCGGCGACCTGCGGCTGGACCCGGGACACGTACTGCGCGAACACGTTGATGTGCCGGTTGATCGCAGCGTCCATGCCGCGGTGCTGCTTCGAGGTGAGAGTCGAGTAGCCCGAGCAGGGCGGTGAGCCGACGACTACGTCGGCGTCGGGCGTGTCCCACTCGTCCGGGTCGTCGCTGTACCGGCTTGTCCAGCCCCAGCCGGTGATGCGGCGGTTGTTCTCCATGTTCTCGGCGCCCAGGTCCAGCGTGCCGCACCGGTAGACAAGCTCGAACCCGGACTGTAGGAACCCGAGCACCATCCCGCCGGCGAGGCCGTTGCAGTCGATCACTTTCACGGGAGGTCTGTCCTGTCTACTACGACCGTGACACTGTCAGAGATCTCTATCCTGAGCGGAGTATCGTCGCCGACTTCGTGGAGAGCGGCCAGCTTGACGGCCGTCCGCTCAGTCACTCCGGCCTGGACGAGGCGTGCGCACACCACCGCTCGCTGCGCTCCTTCCCGGGTCATGTGCTGCCACCTCCCCCTGCTACGTGGCTCGGTCCAGCGCGGTCCGAGTGCTCCGAGCGCGGCCCACCGGTCGAGCACGTGGGGAACGACGCCGCACGCGCGGCACAGTTCGTCCAGCGTGATCCGCCAGCGGGGCGCGCGGCTCACGTGACGAGTCGCTCGAGGTTCTCGGGAGCGTGCGCCGAGAAGTCGTCGACGGCACTGCCGTCGTAGCGGACTTTCACGTCGCCGGTGTGGGTCGAGACGACCACGCCGCGGCGCCCGTTGTGGTCGCGGGCGGAAGACTTGTATGCGTCTTCCTTGACCCTGACGATGGTGCCTACCCGGTACTCGCCGCGGAGCAGCTGCACCCAGATCTCGCCCGACACGGTGTCGCCGTTGTTGAGCGAGTCGTCGTCTAAGTCGTACCAGGTCCGGCCCGCGTTGCGCGAGAACGTAGTCGGACGGCGCGTGCTCTGCCAGACACCGTCCGAGACTTCTTTCCACTCCGCTTTATCGGCGGTAAGCGGCGTCAACGGTTGCCGCCGGGCAACAGTGTTGAACAGATCTAGCGTGAGTTCAGCACTCGTGCCGGAGTGTCCCTGCTCGCAGAACAGCTTGACCAGCGCCAGTACCGCCCGCCCGAGGAACCCGTTGTATTCCGCATCTGCGGCAAGCAGCCCGGCCCGGTCTAGTTCGGTCCGAGCGTGCGCATACAGCGGGTCCCGGTCACCCTCATTCGGCAGATCAGGGATGGAGGTGGCGCTCACGCGACTTCCTCCCTGGCAGCTTTCTCGCAGTAGTCGCTTGCGCTTCCGATGCCCTCGAAGCAGCCCACCGCCACGTCGTCGTATGCCCGCCGGCAGGTTGGGCACTTTCCCGCTACGCGACCGTCGTACGCCTCTGCCGCGGCCTGTCGGGCGCGGTTCTTGGCCATCTTGGCGAGGTACAACTCGTTCAGCTCGGCGTCAGTCACTCCTGCAATTGCGAACAAGTTGCCCAAGAAGTGCGCTGCGTCAATAAGCTCGCCGATGTACTCGTCGCGACTGAGAGTCCTGTCTGTTCCCCAGTTTTTCCAACCAATGCCGTTACTGGCTTCGCCTAACTCAAACACCAATGCAGCTACGTTACTGCGAAAGTAGTCCGCTCGCTCGTCCCCTTCGAGCAAAGCGGGGTCCCGCCCGTACGCTTCCCGCTGCAGCTGCCGAGTTCGCATAATCCACTCGTCAAAGAGCACGTTCATCCCCCCATCAGGTTGTTCAGCTTGTTCTTCACGGAGTCGCGGGTCGGAGCCGCCGCGGTCAACGCAGCTTGCTGCGCCTGCGCGAGATCACGCCGCTCGTCGTCGCTGCCTGCTTCAATCGTGTCAGGCAGTAGCGTGTACGGCTCGCCGAGCTCCTGGACGTTCTGCCACGCGGTGCAGTAGATCGCACCCGCTTGGGCGGCATACCCGATCCGACTCGTCCACCAGCCCGGCTCGTTCGGCAGCTCGAGAACACCTCCACAGCGCCGGTACTGCTCGACCAGCTGCTCGTCGTGCGGTCGCTTGTTCTCGCGGTTGTACACGTCCACCGGCCAGGTCAGGCGCTGCTGCTCAAGCCAGCGACTTGCCGTCAGTGCTTCTACTGTCCACCGCTTGAGCCGCTCCTCAGGCTCGCTAGCGCTCGGCTTGAACTCGGGCAGGTAGCTCGTCAAGTCAACTGTGACTGTGCGGCCCGCAGCGGCCTCAACCTTGCGTAGTTGCTGTGTCTGGTCCGCCCATTCGAACGCAGGCAGCAACAGCCGCGGCCAGGCACTCTTCTCGAGCAAGCGCACGCCGCTCAGCAGCCACTCGCGCCACGGCGACGTGTTCGCGAGGGCGTGCTCCTGCTTGTACGCGTAGAACGGCTTCGTGAACCGCTCGGGCTTCGACGAGATGGTCTTGATGCCGCTGACGATCTTTCCTGCGTCGACGTCGTCGATGAACAGCGTTAGCTTCGACTCACCCCACGCGCGCAGGATCGCGGACAATGCGCCGTACATTCGGTTCGTGCCGAGTCCATGCAGCGGGCCGAGCCCGACGAAGATGTGCGAGAAGTCGGTGAGAGCCTCCTCGATGCGCGGGTCTCGGTGCTCGACCTCGTGTCCTGCTTCGCGTAGTGCGGTAGCGAGCAGGTGCGCGAACGTGACGTCCCGCTTGCTGGCCTGCGGGTTGGCCTGGCGTGAGCTCATGCCCGTGACGAGAACCTTCACGCTGCTTCCCTCCTCTGCGCAGTCCGCGCGGCGTTGATGCCCTGGCGCACCGCCTGGTCGGTGTCGATGTAGGTGTACGTCGCAAGCCGTCCCGCCGGGATCGCGTTCGGGAGCGCGTCGTACAAAGTTCGGATGTAGTTGTTCGCGCGGTGCCGGTTCGCACCTTCCACGTCGTCAATCGGGTAGTGGCGTGCGTCTGCGCCTGGGTACTCGGTCGAGATCACCGTTCCGGTGCGAACTCCTGCCTGGCCGCTCATGTGCTTGGTCTCGATGCGGCGCGTGTACTCTTGGTCGAGGCCGGGGTGGTTGACAACACCTGCCTCGAGGTAGGTTCCTTCAACGCCGGGCACCCACCGGTGCTCGAGGCGGACACCGCGCCAGGGCAGAGACTCGAGGCCCAGGAAGTCGTCTAGCGCTGCTGTCACAACGATCGTGTCCCACTCGGTGGGATTGATGTTGTCGACCGTCAGCGGTGAGCTCAAGGCAACGTCGAGGGGTGCAAGTAGCGAGTCAATGAGAGTCACCCAGCCGCCGAGCGGCCAGCCCTGCCACCGGTCGTAGAAGAGATCGGTGTAGCCGTCACTGCGTAGGCCGATCCGCTTCGGCGCGAAGCTCGCGCTCAGCTCGGTCGGGTCGCATCCCCACTGCTTGACGGTGTACGGCCGGCAGAACCAGTCGTAGAGCGTCGTACCCATGATCGACACTGCGTAGGTCTCGAAGTTCGCTACGTCAGGAACGGGAGGCAGCGCTTCGAGCTCTGCTTGAATGGTCGGCCATTCTGGCAGCTTGCGCAGTTCGTCGACCTGCGGAGGCCACGAGAGCAGCCGATCGTTGACCTCGGTCTTGACCCGGTGCCGGTACGGCAGCATCTCGCAGTGCTTGCGCAGGAACGCCGCGACTTCCTCGTCGTCGGTGTGGCTGATGTGCGCGCCGTGCGGCTCGTACTCGATCCCGTTGAGCCGGTCGCCGCGCACGTTGCCGCCCCACACGTGGCTGCTCTCGCTGACAAGTACGTCCCAGCCAGCTTCATGCAGCTTCCGTGCAGCTGTTGCTCCGGTCAGGCCAGATCCGACGACCAGGGCACGCGGACGAGGATGGATCACGTCTTCACCTCGGCAATAGCTTCAGTGACAGCACGGAGGATGCGTTCCTGTACCTGTTCCTTGGGCCACTGCCACTTCTCGAGCTGAGCGCGCTGCGCGTCAGCAACTTCTCGCAGCTGCAGGATGTTCATCTTCTCGACTGCACCGGGGTCAATTGTGTAGGCGTCGCCGATGACACCCGCCTCGCGCTGGTCGGCGAGCATGATCGAGCCTGTCCGTGCTGCGTAGACGAAGCGGTTTCGCCACCAGCCCGATCCGGCGTGCGCAGGATAGGGCGGGGACAAGACTCCCCACGACTGCGCATACAGCTGCACCAGGTCAGGCTCAGGCACCGGCCGCGGAGCTCGCGACTTCTTTGAGCCGATGTAGCGGATCGGCCACGACAGGGCAAGTGAGTCCGTCCACGGCCGCTGGTCCGAGAGGATGCCGAGCACCCACTGGGCGTAGCGAGTCGTGTCGGACGGAACGACGGTGTCGTACTCGTCGGCGTACGAACTCGGATCGACGTAGACAAACTCGCGGCTGTTCAGTGGCGCTGTGACGAGTGAGCCGTCGCCCCACTCGAACTTAGGAACTAGCGTCTTCGGCCACGGCCGGTCACGCATCGCCTCGACGACGATCATCAGGTCGTCGAGGTTGTCTTTTGCCCACTGGAAGTCCTTGCGGCACGTCGAGAACAGGTCCTTGGTCAAGCGCCACGGGCCTCGGCAGACGGTCGAGATCCCGGCCTTCAAGTTTCCGACCTGCCAGTCGTCGATGTAGAAAAGCAGTCCGCAGCCTTCCGCACGGGCTCGGCGGATCACGTCAAGCGCACCGTACGCGTACGTGGCGGGCAACCCGTGCAACGGCGCCTGGCCGATGATGACCGCGTCGTACTCCTTCAACGACATGCCCGGTTCACAGCGTCGGTGGTCGACTTGGACACCCGCGTCCCGGAGCGCCGCCGCGAACAGGTCGACAACGGGTCCGTACTTGAGAATCGTTCCGTTGCCGATCTGCTGTGCGGTAAATCCCGAAAGCAGGACTTTCAACGTCACTTCGTCATCTCACTTTCACTGAAACGTACCGTGAGTAAGTAGTTGATCGTGCACTAGCCGCTACTAGGCACGAGGCGTAGTAGCGCCCAGAACGCGATCAAATCGCGCTAGTTGACCATCAGAACGGCGGCGGAGGCGGAACGTCCGAGCTTCCCGCCGGAGCAGCAGCTGCTTCAGGCGCCGGAGCAGGTACTGGAGCCAGTACGGGTGCTGCTGCTGCGGGTACCGGAGCCGGAGCCGGAGCCGGAGCCGGAGCCGGAACGGGTGGTGCTGCGACCGGAGCAGGCGCAGGTGCCGGCACGTCCGTAGGCGCCGCCGGCATGGTCTGCTGCATTGGTGCCGGTGGAGGAGCCGGTGCCGGTGCGGGAGCCGCGACCGGTGCAGGTGCGGGTACCGCGGCGTGCGGGGCGGCCGGCGGCATGCCGTTCACACCCGGCATCGTCCGTACTCCGCCCGCCGGGTAGAACTCGCGGATCTCGTTCGACTCCTTCCCCTGCCATGACCGGATGCCGACCTTCCCGCGGAAGGTCTTGCCGATCATGGCCTCCGCGACCTGGTGGTCGCTCGGGTTCTGCAGGAAGAACTCCTGCCCTAGCCCGATAGCCTTCATGTTCCGGAAGAAGAAGCCCAGTGCGGCCTGCTTCGTGGTGGAGAGGACAAAGTTGTTCCAGACCAGGCGCTTCGCGTGCGGTCCGCCCTGGATCTCGCACTTCGCGATGTACATCATGTTGCCGCTCGATGCCTGCTTCGGCTCGGCGCCCACGATCTTGAAGTCGTAGTCACCCTCCGGGACGGGCTCGAAGCCGCCCTTCGAGTCGCCGGCGTCGTTGAGCAGCTCGGTCCAGCTCTTTAGTGGCACGGTCCTACCTTCCTGTCGGTGGCCGGTCGGTCGACCGGCGCAATGTCAGTGCGTCTCTTACGCGACGGAAGCCGGCGCTGCCGGCGGTCCGAAGATCGTGTCGATCATGGTCTCGATGTTCGGGTTCTCGACGACTGTGGGCAGCCGTCCCTGCACCCGCTCACCCGCCTCGTACACGTCGTGCTTGCGGGTAAGCAGGCGCCGAACTTCGACGGGCGGCGCAGTCGGGTTGTCGGGGTCTATCCGCGACTCAGTGAACAAGTACCCGACCACATCGAAGAAGTAGGGCATGAGAGCTGCGACCTGGCCCTGCATGTGAGGTTTCCACATGCCGTCGATGTTCCGCGTCATGGCAGTCAAGACAACCGCCTCGAGCGGGTTGGTCGGGTGCATCGTCAGGTCGCGCACATCCCGCAGCAGGCCTGCCATGACCCGCAGCGCCTCACCCCACTGTCCCTGCTGCATCGTGTTCCGTCCGGCGATCTTCTCGAGCGCCCGCACCTGCAGCTCCGAGATGGAGTCGATGATGAAGGACTTGAACGGGTGTCGACCAACCTGTAGCCACTGGTAGACCTGTAGAACGGTCTCGAAATCGCGGACGTAGACCACGCATGTGTCCCACGTTCCGTCTGCTACCGGCGGCTCACCGGCACGAGGATCCCACACCGTCTTCACGATTGGCAGGAACCGACTCGCGGACTCGACATCGAGGTAGAGCCGGGGATACGGCGCAGTTACGGACAAAGTCGATTTTCCTACTTTCGACATTCCGTGGACTAGGAAGGTCAGTGAACGGTCACTCACGTCGCTACGGTTCCTCTCGATTGGACTGGTCTGTACCGCTCGTACGGGTCGCCCTCGGTGTAGAGATCCTCGACCGCTTGCTCGACCGCTGACCCGTCGTCGAACATCGGACAGATTGCGAAGAACTCACAGCGCCAGTGGCAGTCCCTCGACGGAGTCGGGAAAGCGACGAACGCGTGGTCGCCGCCGGCATCAAGCTGCTTCCGCATCGCCATGATCTGCATGATCGAGCCGTGGACTCGCTGCCAGAACGATCGCAGCTCGAGGTTGTTGTGCCGCACCTCTAGCCGGTCGTAGAACGGCGGACGCGCACTGGCGTTGCGCTTCACCTTACGGAGCATGTTGTAGATGCCCCCGTCGCAGCGCTCGCTCTCGTCCGGCTTCAGCGCCTCGAGCAGGTGGTACGTAAGCATTTGCTCGTCCATGTGTGCAGTTCTCGTGATATCTGAGAAGTTTTGCGCCGTTTTGTGGTCGCAAAACAGCCGTACACCATCTGTTCTGCGTCTTACTCGCATGTCGAGTTTGCCTTGTAGCTCTACTTCTCCGTTCAGTAACGGAATTGCGATGCGCTCCTCCGCGGCGATCACCTCAAGCTGCGAGTCTGCTCCCGTCTCGGCGAGCCACTCGATGTACCCCTCAAGCATGACGCGGCCGAGCTCACCCTCGTCGTTGAGCTCGGTCACATCACGGTCATCCATGACAAGAAGCAACCGGTCCTGTTCGAGCAGCTTGCGGTGCACCTCAACGGGGTCCTCACCGTCGGTGTAGTACGCCTCAAGCGCGATGTGGATCCGCGACCCGAGAGCAAGCGGACCGGTCACGCGGTTCGTCTTGAGCCGGAGCTTGCGGTAGTACGCAAGCCACCACCTGCGCCTGCACTGCTTGAAGGTCTGGATCTCCGAGTTGGAGATCTTGACCGGGATGGGGCCGCTCACTTCTCCTCTCCTTCGGCCGGGCTCTCGTTGCGGAGTGCGTTCAACAGCGCGACACGGTCGCGTGCGATCTGCTCAAGTCGCTCGCTCTTGGCGTGGACGGCAGTGATCTGCTGCTCCTCGATCGTGTTGGGCGTGACGTAGTCAATGATCGTGATCGACTCGTGGACTTCAGAGCCGATGCGGTGAACACGCGCCTCAGCCTGCGCGGAGTCGATCAGGCTCCAGCTGCGCTGCAGGAAGACAGCGACGCTAGCCCGGGTGAGAGTGAGGCCGACGCCGCCCGCCGCGATGGTGCACAAGATGAACTTCGTCTTTCCGGCCTGAAAGTCGTCCAGGTGACGCTGGCGTGCGTCCTCGTCCTGCGCTCCGGTGATGAGTCCGTGCGGGACCTTCAACTTCTCGAGCTTGGCGCTGAGCAGCTCGATAAGCTTGCGTGACACCGCGAACACGACCACGGACGCGTCGCCGAAGTCGGCCATGTCGTCGATGAACGCATCGATCTTGTTCGACGGCTCGATGAGCTTGGTCTCAACTTCGCCCGTCTTCTCGTCCGTCTCGAGCTCCGCGTACGAGCTCGAGAACTGCAGCAGCCGGGTACTCTTGGTCAGCGGACTCGTGGTCGCCAGGGTTGCCCCGTCTTCCAGTTCGGCGATCATCAAGTCGCGCATCTGGATGTACGCCTTCTGCTGCTTGGGCGTCATCTCAACGTCCTTACGAACCCGCACAACAGGAGGCAGGAACGGCAGCACGAGCGCCTTGGGCATCCGCCGCATCCGGGCGTCGACCGAGCCGAAGAACTCCTTCTCGGTGTGCATCTTCAGGCCGATCACGGTCATCGGCCCGAACGCGTTGTACGACAGCTCGCAGAACCGGTCGACGTACTTGCTCCGGGACGGGTACTCGGCGGGTGACAGCCAGTGCAGGATCGTCCACAGGTCGTCCGGCGCACTGGCGAGCGGTGTACCGGTCAGGCCGATCCGGTACTGCGCGGCTCCCGATGCGGACCAGAACGCCCGGGTCTGCTGGCTCCGGGGGTCCTTCATGCGGTGGATCTCGTCGCCGATGACCGAGTGGAACGTCATCTGGTTCAGTTCGCGCGGGTGCACCTGGCACTGCATGTGCTTGATCCGTTCGTCCTCACCACCGCATTCCACGCACCGCTTGAGCGCGATAGAGCCGTACGGAGCAAGGCGGGAGTGCCCGCGCAGCGCTTCCCAGTTCATGACGTACACGTGAGCGGGCGTCTCGAGCTGCTTGCGCCGCGCGGCCGCACTACCCTTCACTACCTGGACGGTCAAGCCAGGCCAGGCGGCTTCGACCTCGCGGCGCCAGTTGATTTTGACTGAGTTCGGGCACACGACCAGGCACGGGAACGGGTTGCGCCCCGTCTGGTACAAGACCCGCAGGGTTGCGATCGCTGTCGCAGTCTTGCCGACGCCCATCTCGTCGATGAGCAGCCCCCGCTCGGCGACAGACATGAAGACGGCGCCGGTCTCCTGGTAGGGGTAGAGCTTGCGTGACGGGCTCATCCCCTTCTCGCGCCACTCCTTGACCAGCCGCGCAGCGGGCAGCTCGGTGACGGCTGGCGGCAGTGAGTCGAGGTGCACCGCGGTGCGCAGGTTGACGGCGGGTCCGACGCGAGCGGCGTACTCGTCCTGCGCCCACTTCGTGAGCCGTTCACCGATCCCGAGGTCGGCGCCGAACACACCGCGCAGCGCGAGGCAGCCCGCCCAGCCGAGCGGCACCTTCCACGTCGAGTCCTTCGCACTCCACGACGCGCCCGGCACGGTTCGGATCAAGTCCTTGTACCGGTAGGGACAACGGACAGCGATGCGCTGGCCGTCGACCTCGTCGAGCTCCGCAAAGACAGGGTGGTCGTCGACAACGAACGCGAGGCTAGTCATCCGTCCGTCGCAATGACGAAAAGACCCACAACAAGGCACGTAGCTAGGAGAAACAGGTAGTAGAGCGTAACTCCATGCATGAAAATGGCGAGTACACCCACTACGTCTCTCGCGTCTTTCACGTCGCCTCCGTCGCTTGTTAGTCCTATACTACAACATCTTGATAGTTGAGTACACTTCATCGAGTGCCTAGTATTTATAGACTACGCTCAGCCGTGGATCGGGCGCCCCGGTTCGTGCGAGCCTGAGCACCGCGTGACGAAGCGCATCGTTTGCGTGCGGTTTACTGCTTTTTTGCCGCAGT